TACAGTACACTAAACGTATGAGTGATGCTTTTTACCAGTTTAATCAAAATGGAAACTTGTCTGGGTTTCCAATTTAGGGGATACTTGTGTCACAAGAACAAATATCAGGTAGTTTATCCCAAAATCTTTTAACCTTACTTGCATTTGATTCGGAGTCTTTACCACTTCTAGCATCAACACTAGAACCGGGTATGTTTGAATCAGATTTTTATAAACATATCTGTCAATTATCACTAGAATTTTATCGGGAGTTTAAAACTGCACCTGGTGATCATTTACCTGATTTACTTGAACCCAAACTCAATCAAGAAACACGGGAAAGTGAAGCGTACCTTAAAATATTAATTAATCTATTTAACAATAAAGATGAAGTCAATAGAGATTATGTCCTAAGTCAGCTCAATAGATTTATTCGTCAACAAGCATTAAAAGATGGAATTATTACTGCACATCAATATGTAAAAGATGGGGATTTGGAAAATGCAGAAGAAGCTCTTAATCGAGCAGTGTCAAAACAAATAAAGGTTTTTGAACCGGGTATAATGGTTGCAGATACTTCAAAATCATTAGCCTTTTTAAATGCTGCTGCACCTGCATACCCAATTGGAATTAAACAATTAGATGATATGGACTTAGGTCCTGCGCGTGGAGAATTACTCGTCATTTTAGCACCCGCTAATCGAGGTAAAACACAATTTTGTGCTCATATTGCAAAAGTGTGTGCCCTTAATCGATTAAAAGTACTCGTAATTTCTTTGGAAATGTCTGAACAAAAATACACACAACGAATTTTGCAAGCTTTGTTTGCAATTAGTAAAAGACAATCAGAAGTTGTGTATACTTCATTTAATGAAGATGAAGATGGAAAATTAATGGGCTTTCGTCTGGAAATGGTCGAACGTCCTACTTTAAAAGATGAAAATATTGGAAAAATTATCACGGAAAAACTAAGTAAGTTCCATAACAAAATAAAAATCTTAGTAAAGCGATTTCCAACTAATGCTTTAACTATGAAAGGGTTAGAAGCTTATTTGGATAGCCTTGAAAGATTCTCTAATTATGTACCCGATATATTGATCATAGACTATGCAGATTTAATGCTTATTGATGCTGCAAATATTCGTGTTGCAACTAGTAATGTTTATAAAGATTTACGACGGATTGCAGTAGAACGAAATATTGGAGTTGTTACCCCATCCCAAGCTAATCGATTAGCTGAAGATGCAAGAATTATCACATTAAAACATCTAGCTGAAGATTATTCAAAAGCAGCAACGGCTGATAATGTAATAGCTTACTGCCAAACATCTTTGGAGTATCAATTAGGATTAGCTAGACTTTTTATTGCCAAAGCACGTGATGAAGAACGTGATTTAACTATTCTTATATCACAAGCTTATAAAATGTCTCAGTTTTGTATTCGATCACATCTCATATCCGACAGGTATTGGAGTTTATTGGACGCACATAATAATCAAAATGATGAAGATAATGGTGCACAAGCACAAGCACATACCCCACGCCGCAGTTTACGGAGACGTAGTGGATGATCACAGCATTTAGTAAAGCAACTATTGAAACTTATCTAAATCGAGAGTTAAATGATTACTCTTGGATTAAAGAAGGTGTGGCACCCGACTTATTAGAGTCCATAAAAATGGTTTGCCCAACCTTTAATCCAAAGATTTCTTTATTTACACACCAACTTGCCGGACTTTATTTAGGTCTATGCTTAGATCAATTTTTATTCTTTTTAGATATGGGTTTGGGCAAGACAATCTTAGCGTTGTCATTAATTCAATGTCGTATAGATTTAAAACAAATTAATACAGCTCTTGTAGTAGTTCCCAATGTAGTTAATATTGAGAATTGGTTATATGAAATCACTACATTTACTAATTTAACCGCAGTTGGACTTAGTGGAAATAAAAATCAGCGGTTAGCTGCTCTTAATCAACCGGCTCAAATTAAACTCATTAATTACGATGGTCTCAAAGTATTAATGGCAGAACTAAAAGAGGTAAAATCAAGAAAAAAAGCTGAAAACGGACAAAAACGTAAGCGACAAATTGATAACTTTGCAGCTAGAGATTTTGCTAACTCTTTTGATATGTTAGTTTTAGATGAATGCCACCATGTCAAAAACACAACGAGTTTAAATTTTAAACTTTGTAATATTTTAGCAGATCATATTCACTATCGAATTGGCATGACGGGTACACCTATTGGTCGCCATGCTACAGGATTTTGGGGTCAATTTTATATTATTGATCGTGGTGAAACATTAGGTATTCATGAAACACTATTTCATCAAGCTTTGTTTAGAGAACGCAGCACTAGAGCTGGTTATATAGAAAGATATTTACCCAAAAAGAATGAAGTAAAGTTGCATTTACTGCTTCAAAATAGAAGCATCCGTTATTCCGATGAGGAATGCAATGACGTTCCTTCCGTAACATTTATTAAAGTTAATTTTACTCTTACCGATGAAGTCAAACGTTATGGGAAACAACTCATTAAAACCGTAATACAAACAGTTAGTAGCGATACCGAACAAAAGAAAAAAGAAAACATTTATGCAAAAACTAGGCAACTTTGTAGCGGTTTTATATATGAAGGTACTGAAGAAAATAGAGTTACTATTCGTTTCCCCCACAATCAAAAATTGGTAGAAGTGGAAGAAATTGTTAATGATTTGCCACCTGATGCTAAAATAGTTATTTTCCACTACTTTCAAGAATCAGGTAGACAAATTATTGAGCTGCTTAAAAAACTTAAATTAAAATTTGTAGTCATTGGTGGATTGAGTGAAGATAATGTTGAAGCATATCGTCAATTTCGTAACAATCTAGATATTACAATTTTAGTATTAAACATGGCAAGCGGTGGAGAAGGACTTAATTTACAAATTGCCAATTATGCGATAGTATATGAACCAATAGATCATCCAGATACAGATCGTCAGGCTATTAAACGAATCTTACGCACTGGGCAAACAAAACATTGTTTTGTTTATCGATTTATAACTGCAAGCTCCGTTGAAGAACGAATTATGGAGTTTGTTACAGAAGGTAAGCATTTATTTGATGCTTTACTAGAAGGAAAAGTAGAGATTAATTCTCTTATTGGTTAAATGAATAAGACTGATTTAACACAAATTGTCAATAAAATTCTTCCAGTTGTGGCTAAACAAACGACACTGGAAGAAAAATTACGGGTCGCTATGTTATCCGTTCAGCACTATCCTATTGCTGAACATTTGCAATTTAATTCGTCTATTATTGCAGTATGGAAATCGATTGATCAAAAAGAACAAGAAATTTTACAACATAATTTACAAGCTCTTGAAGCAATTGCATCTTTTTTAAAAAACTGTAATTCATCAAATTTGATGGAGATTCCTATTCCCAACCAACCTGTACCAATTTTATCAATATGGTACGCAGTACGAGGTATAAATAATGATACCACTAGATCGAAACACTAAGACTTTGATAGATAAACAAAAGCGATTAGAACAATTACAACTGACTGATAGTGACGATGGAGTCAAAATTGGTATGAATTTTGAACAAGGTATGATTGTAATAGAGTTAGATAATGACTCTCAAGGAAATACAAGTATTTTAACAGTGCCTATACGCACTGGTCACGTAATGGCACTCAAAATGTTAGAAGCGTGTGCTATTATTAACTTTGCCAATTCTATTGGCCTTAAACTGGAGCAAACTGATGAGTGATATGCCTACACCTATTATTGGTGGTATGGGTAGTACAATGGACGGACCCGCTTTAGGCGGTTCGCCACAACCCAATGCTGGTCTTGAAATTGGCGTGTTGGAAGATAAAATTGGATTTAAAGTTACAGGACCGAATGTAGAACCCATTGTGATGCTGTTTACTCTGCAAGAAATTTATAACATTATGGGTGCATTAGAAAGTGCAGCAGCTCATGTTAGACAAAGCATGATTCAGCAGCTTTCGCAACCCAAAGTTTCTTAAATACAATTGCTGCCTTTTTGGCAGCAAAAGGATTTTTAATGAGTTTGAAAAATGTAGCAATTGGTATAGATCAGCTAGTTAATACTTTTTTCGGTGGGACACCTGATGAAACATTATCATCAAGATGTTTTAGATTAGCTAGGATAAATAATCAACCTAGTTCAATTGCTGAATTTGCAATGAAGCAAATCGACAAACTTTTCTTTTGGCAAAAAAACCATTGCTACAATGCTTTTTTAACTGAGCTTGCGCGAAAACAATTACCTTCAGTTTATCAAAACTCAAGCTTACTAAATATGTATCACTCTGAGTTGGATAAACTGAAAAAGTGATTATTATGGATATTGAAGAACAGATTGAACAAAAAAAGACAGCACAAGCTGTTATAGATATAGAACGGTTACAAAAAATTGCGACTTGTATTAGACAATACCGTAATCAATTTAAGTTACCACCTGGAAAAAAATTAACGGTATTTATAAAAAATGCAATAAATTTAGATAAACGGATTGTAGAAGAATTGCAGCTTCAATTTTGTTTTATAGGAAGATTAAACTCAATTAGTACTGATCCTCCAAAACAAGATCAAAATGTTCAAGAATTTGAAAATAATGAAATTAAATTACTAGTTGTTAAAGACTAAAAAACCGGGTATAACCCGGTTTTAGATGAAAAAGCTCTCACGCAATATACGCCGAACCACCCACACCGGCTGGGCCTTTAACCGGATTGCCTCGTACAATCGTAGCTGCACAACCAGCGCCGGTGCCACCCGTAACTGTTATGACCGCTCGTACAAACGCCTTAGTTAATCCGCCAATGTCAGTGATACCAACCGATTGAACACTGTTAGCTGTGGCAGCAGCCAATGTACCATTCAATCGAGAAGCATCAATATCAACCCAATTGGTAGAGCCATCATTAGATTCTTGGACTTTTGGAGTAGCAGCACCGCCACCCAAATCTCCAAATGAAAATGTTGCAACAGCACTATTATAATCTGCTAGTGCTACTGCCGTGCCGTTAGCCGCACCCGCAGTCCTGACCGCCGGAACCAAGGAAACAGCCGGATTAATTTGGGACTTTAAATCTTGCATCATAACACGTACCTCATAAATTTACAAAACAGGTCTTTTCAAATCCACAACATCCGCATTATAAACACTATCAGGATCTAATGCAATCAATGTGTAAACCCGCTCCGGGTCCAACCCTACAACAGTAATTAAACCATTAGCCTGAGAGTTTAATTTTTTGATAATAACTTGTTCTTGACGATCCAAAACAATAATGGGAATTGATTGTGGTGTGTCTAATTTACTTGCTACTTCGACTATTTTATATCTTAAACCACTGTTGTCAATACATGCAATAGGTAATTTAGAAAATAAAGGACTGCCAACTAATAATTTCCGATCATTAATAGCTTGTAGTCTAACACTTTCACAAACTTTTTCAAAAACAGGTGTACCAGACCAGACATTTAATAAAACAACCCCAGTCCCTTCACAACTTTTTCCAACTGTACCATAACTAGGCATCTAGTCTAACCCCATAGCACCTGCCATTAATAATAACACAATATAATGTATAACCGCCACGACTAAATATTTGACCAACACTAGAAAATGTATTAGAAAAAGCAAACAAGTCATGAATAAATCCACGACACTGTTTTGTATCTGCATGATGAATGGCAATAGGACTTGCAGCTAATAAAGTAGAATTGACAACATGACTAAAATCATAATCATCTATTCGGTAAAAAATAGATGCGCCAGCTTGTTTGGACAATGATAAACCCATACCATCGCCTTCTAAATAAATCACACTACTCAAACTTGAGGTATTGTTACTTAACAATTGGTACGTAGTATTTGCAGCACTCGCCCCTAGTACAAAAAACGTTTCATCATCATCAAATAAAGCCTCAAAAAAACTAAAACCAAAAAGTTTTTGGGAATGGAGAAAGTAAAATGCTTGAGAATCAGCAAATAAAAGCCAATTAGTATCTAAAGGATTACGAGGAATACTAACACCTTGTTGAAAAGTAGCATTACTAGGCATCTGTCCAACAGACGGAAACCCACGATTATCATCTATATTACGATAACCAATTAAAATTGCTGAGTTATCGGAATCTTTAACAACAATTTTTTTACCTACTGTATTAATTGCGGTAAGTGTAGACCCTGTTCGGAGTACCGAAGTCCAACCCACAGCTACTAATACTTCTTCTAATAATTGCACAAATGTAGGAGAGGCTGTTGTCAATTGTACGGTACAATTACTTTGGTTAAATACGTTCATACGTAACCTACTGGATGGACATAGTTAGTTGAAAAAGGCCAAATTTTAGGCCATGACCCAATTTTAGTACCAATAATTCTAGTTAGCTCCCCATCTTTATTAGTTGTGGAATAAGAATTATAAATCGCACCACAACCAGCATAAGGCCATCTTAAATCTAATCCTCGTAACAAATACCAATATGGGTTTTCTAATATAGAATTATTATCTGCCTCTCCAATACTGTTATCACTAGAACCTACAGAACTCGTTTGCATTGTAGCAATATTAGAACCATTTGGTAACGTATAATAGCCTGTTCCATGTTTAGTAACCATAAAATGATCTTTCCTTTCATCTTTAACTAATCCAGCCAACCAAGGTGGTACTAAACCAACAACTGTATCTTCTGGACCATCCGGTCCCCATTTTCTAAAATTACATTTACTGTGACCTACTTCACCACCACCAGGATAAAAAATACACCAATTTGAAGTTGCAAACTCATCAGGATTTACTGCATTCCCTTCGTCATCAACTGGAGATCCAGAAAAAAAAGCTTTAACAAAATAAATGCCAATACAAGTGATCCAACCTCGTGCAGTCTCACCTACCACTTTTGGAGTACCAGTCCACCAAATTTTTGAACATTTTTGAGCACTTCCACATTTATTATAACTTTGATCTACAATATGTAATTCCTCTGATTTAGAATCAGAAGCTCCAAAATGTACAGCTTGACAGTCATCTTTAGGGATTAATAAAAACGAAAAGTGTCCAACACCTCCAGTAGAATCTTCAGAATGAAAAGTACCATCACCACGACGATAAGATACCCAATGAGTATAAAAATATCCTATACTACCACAACAAGTTGGTTCTTCAGTTCCATCACAAAAACCACAACCACAAGTCGCTGCCCAAATAGCAGAAGGTTGACCACTATCCCAAGTCCCAGCCCCGATATTTACTTCTGCAGAATGTTTTGTAAATGACCCATTAGTAGAATAAATGGCTTGATTACTTCCTACAGCAAAACCTGAAGTAAATCCATCTGCATGATATTTTAAACTATATTCAGAATCATGACCTGGCCCACATAAACCTTCTGGTGGGTAACTATCATTATCACCTGCACTGATTTTGTTTAATACAAAATCAGCTATAATCTTAATACCGTTTTTATTATACCACGCATAAACTGGAAAACGCCCAGCAGGATTTGAAGGTGGGCACTTATCATCCAAATCACGAGGGTTGCAACCCATTTCCCATCTATAATCTTGATAATAAGAATCCCATACAAAAATTTTATCAACATTTAAAGGTTCCATCCATGGCGAACTCGGTTCAGCCGAGGCACTAAAAGTGAAACAATTAGCCAGTGCATCAATACATTCTTTTGTGTATGGTAATCCACCTTCTGATCTATTTTTTTGTTTTAACAACTCATCAAACTGGTCATCTCCAGGCTCGGCATTTTTTGAATACCACCACTCCCCATCTTCAATATCTCCAATAATAACTATTTTTTTATTAAAAGGATCGGTAGGAGTTGGATCATCTACTTCAACTGCTTCCGCTTTAGTAATATAACGACGATAAACACCTTGTGGATAAAAACTAGTACCTTTTAATACGCTTAAATCTTTAATCAAGGATTCACACTTACGTTCCATTTCTTCGTTAAGCACATCTTCTACACCAGAACAACTAACTGAAACATCTACTAAACTCGTTATGCGATAATTATCTTGAGTTTTTTTCTGAAAAACATTACAAGCCGCAGTACCTTGCCAATTTGCATTAAGACCAAAATCAAAAGGATACCCATTTTTATAAATTTCATGAGATGTAATAGATCCCTCCGAAGTTGTCACGCTATATGTGGGAAATGATACTGATAGCAAATATGCTTCAAGATTTTCAATATCAGTAGCAGAAAATCCAGCGTAATTACCTGCTTGTAACCATCGTTTTAATCGATGACCAAGACCAATAGGGACTAATGGATTTATAGATAACCCATTAGATCGTATTAAAAAATGATGATAATTATATGTGAAAAGAAAATGACTTCCACGACCTAATACTGCCACTCGTCCAGCTCGACCTAAATTTGATTCGCCAACAAACATACCAATACTGAGCAAGGGAGAACCACCACCACTCGTATTTAATTCATATTTAATATCCCGACCTCCATAAATACATTGTAGATATAATCGTAATTTACCCGAACATAAACTAGATGGGTAAGTAATTTGGGCAAACTTCTTTGTCATGATTTGATTATTACAAAATACTTTATTTCCGTATTCCGCATAATCTTCAGATGTTTTTTCAGGTTTAATACAAGTTGTAACGACACCATCATCGCTTGCATTAACAGCACTTGTTGCTTTTACCGCAGTTGCATCTACATAAGCCATTAAACTACCCAAACTACTAGGATTCGGTATTAATGGTGGATCAAATGTTGGAACAAAACTATATGTACATGTTGCTTCTTCACCACGAGGATTTATCATGGTTACACTATCTGTTTTTTTATCACAACCTACTGCCCGTGATTCATTAACCGCACCGTCAGCAAGTCGTGTTGCCAAAACCTTTTGCACTACTGGTATTTTAGCTGGTTGATTTTGACCTAATATAACATCCATTAATTTACTTTCTAAACCTAAAGATCCTCCAAAAGATGAATATTGTGATTTAAACTGCCACGCCGCTGGTTTATAAGAATCCGGTACAAAATAGGCTGTTGAATATTTTAACATCCCACTTTCTAACCATAAATTATCAGGTGAAACACTAAATCTATTCCATATTCCAAATGGGCAAAGTGTACCAAACACATGAGAACTACCATCTAACATAGACATCTTAACTATACCAAGTGTTACTAGTTTCGATAATTAATGCACCTTGATACACCCGTATAATTTCAAAAGTTTTTCCAGTTAAAACACCTGTGCCATTAAATGTATCACCATGCGTAAAGTACGTATAAGATGAACAGGGTCGCCACAAACCGGGAATATAACCCCGAACAACTCCTGTAGGTTCTGTAATCCATACCCGCGACATAAGTAAACTACCGTCTACAGGATTTGGAAATTGCACACCATTTTTATAATCATCTCCATGTTTCCCTACTTTTAAACTACCTCCTAACTGGGTATAAGATCGTGCTACATAATGAGCTTCTAAAGTAGATCCAATAACACATGTTTGGGCAGAAGCACCATTATTACTAACAGCAGAAGAACTATAAGCTCGTCCAATAATTAAACTATTATAAAGATCGGCTGTGTTTAAAGTAACAAAATCACCAAAGATGTATAAACACGCATTAGCAAAATCTGTGGTAGCTTGTTGATTAATTAATAAAAAACAAATTTTATGATCAGCAAAAATAAGCCAATTTCGAGCGGCAACAGTAACAGAATCGTTCTTGACTATGGATGAATAATTAGGTGTAATTATTTGTGCATCCGATGGAAACTTCCCAGTACCCGTATCTATAGCAGTCATGGCTTCATAACCATACAAAGAAGCCATGTTGGGAAGTGAAATGTTATTATCTAAAATTTGAAAATAGCGTTGCCGACTCCCTGTACCATTTTGAAAGACAATGCGTTCATAATTATCATTATATGGAATTGCCCAACCCGCAGCAGATCGTCCAGTATAACCAGAATTAAGAACTGTTGCCAAAACTTGCCCCAAAGATCCCAAACTGGGTAATAATAAAGGAGCATCAGTATCCACAGCCGAATAACGAGTTACAGCAGTCATAATAGTCTACGCACTGTTAGCTTTAAGATTAGACAATTGATATGCATCATACTGGTTATTTGGGTCTAAAACAATAGCATTGTAAGATCCTGGTGCAACCTCAAACGAAAAAGCACCAGTATTCTCATTGGTTGTCGTTTTAAGATATAAAGATTGTAATTGAAGATTTGTAGTTTGAGCATTTTTATACAATAAAACTTCACGAAAGATAGGCACATACTTCGTGGTGGGTGCTGGTATAACAGATTTTATACTTAACGTTTTACTAGTAAAAGGTTCCTCAATATCAAGTCCAACTACATTGGTCAAACTGCCTTTTAATGTGCCACCAATAACTTGTCGCTCTACATAATTAGGTTGTACATACAAACTAAAATTATCTCGATATTGGTGCAATCCATCACTAATAGAAATTGTTAATATAATGGTTTGTGGAGAATCAATATCACCAATAACCCCAAACAATTTTCCAGTGGTTTCTCCAATATTAAATTGACCAATAGAATTAGGTTGAATATCTATTAACTCATATAAACATGGCTTATCTTCATCGTATAAATTCTTTAATTTTGCATTTAACTCCAATTCAAATTGCGTATTAGCCAAAACTTGACCTAATGATAAAGTAGTCATATTTAAAAGAACTTTTGTAAAAAATACATGAGCTAATAAGAATTTAGTTTTAGTGTTTGTTAAATATGGAAATAATGCACCACTATCGTCAACCAAACGAAAATGTCCTAAATCTTCACTCATAAATAAATCTTTTTGTAGTCTATCTAATGGGTATGGGTCCGTATTTCCATTTAGTAAAAAATGATCCGCTACAAAAATCTGTAAATCATGAATCGAAGCATAAGGGAATTTTTCAAGATATAGTGCAAAAATCCCTCCCACTAATGCGGCTGAGAGCCGCGTTGAACTATCTACAATAAAAGATCCATTTTTATCCAATGTTCCAATATCGACTCCAGGTGCAAAAGCCGTTACTGAATCTCCATAATTAGCAAACAATGGAAAATGACCATCAATATCTATACTACTGACCACAAACATATCTTCTAATTGGTTTGGACTACATGCTGATGCCAACATTGG